TCAGTAAGGCTAGTGTTTAATAGCTTTTTGTAGTAAAAACGAGGGGTTACCTTAACGGGTAGCCCCTTTTTCCTTTTAACAACCTAACTACTTAGGAGAATTAAAAATGGCTTTACCTTCAGATGAGAACCACGCAGACAGCCGTTTACAGGTGCGTTTTTACAAACGACCCGTACAACAAGAGCATGAATCCATAGAAGCTGGCAGACCAATATTTAAAGAGTTTGACTTTGTACACATCTGTGTAGCTGGCGATACTCTGACCGAGATCGATACTTATGCGCTACCTAGCCATAAGACCCGTTTCCCGATCCAATGGGCTAACTACATGAACCGTGTAGGGGCAAACGAACCTGATATTGTCGGCACTCCCGTATCAGAATGGCCTATCGTATCGAAAAGCCAAGCCGAGGAGTTAAGGGCTTTGAAGTTTCATACTGTTGAAGCGATTGCACACGCATCTGACCAACAGTTACAGCGCATGGGTATGGCGGCAGGAATGTCACCTTATGCGTTCCGTGACAAGGCAAAGGCATTTTTAAATCTAGCTACCAATGCAGCAGAAACCGATAAGCGGGAAAGTGAAATTAATTCTTTGAAAGAAGAACTTGCCAAAAAGGACTTAGAAACTGCTAAAATAAAGGCAGAAACAGATGCGAAGCTGGCTCAAATGCAGGATCAGATGGCCGCTATACTTGCCGCTGTTGGTGAAAAGAAAACCCGTAAAAAAGCGGTAGCCACAGAGGAAGTTTAATATGTCATCAACGATGCTCCAACTAGTTCAACAGACCACTAGCGAACTAAACCTTGCTATCCCCACTTATGTGGCGGGTAATACAAATCAAGATGTTCAACAGGTTCTAGCCTTAATGAATCGTGTTGGCTATGACTTGGTAAAAGAATACGATTGGCAAGCATTACAGTTGGAGTATCGGTTTTACACCACAGCAATTACCACGACCTGCGATACGATTAACAACACATACGATTTATTGAATGTTGGTAATGTCACAGGTCTAAACAATAATTACTCGGTAGTCGGTACAAGTGTTCCACAAGATACTTATGTAGAAAGCGTAGCAGGGTCTATCGTAACTGTTAGCCAGCTATCATCGGCTACTAGCGTAGGTGGAACTGTTACCTTCTCACAAACCAAGTACCCCCTACCAAATGACTTTGAAACCATTACGGATAATACCCATTGGGACAAAACAAAGCATTGGCAGATGCTTGGGCCTGAAGATGCACAGCAATGGCAATGGCTAAAGTCAGGTTATATCTCAACAGGCCCACGCATTAGGTGGCGTATTCTAGGCGATAAGTTTCAAATTTGGCCACCATACAACACCCAAGAGTATTTAGGCTTTGAGTACCGTTCTAAAGGATGGGCTAGAAGTGTCACCGATCAAGTAAAAAACAGCTTTACTGTAGACACCGATACCACGGTGCTTGATGATACGGTCTTAGTTTTAGGTACAAAACTTAAATATTTCCAAATCAAAGGGTTTGATACTACTGCCCTACAAGCTGATTATTACCGCTATTTGAATGTTGCTAAAGCCAACGACAAAGGCTCTGCTACCTTATCGTTTGCACCATACCCAAGCAAAGTTTTAATTGGTTACGCTAACATTCCTGATACTGGCTACGGGTCATAATGGCGGTCGCTCAACAAAAAAGGGCAGTTACCGCTTCTCTACCATCCCCTATTGGGGGTTGGAACGCTAGGGATTCGCTTGCTGAAATGAACCCCTTAGATGCGGTTCAGATGGTTAACTTCTTTCCTACGCCTACGGATGTAACCCTTAGAAAAGGCTATACCAAGACCTCTACAGGCATTACTGGGGCGGTTTTATCCCTGATGAGTTACTCTAGCCCTACGACTACTAAGTTGTTTGCTGCGACCTCTACGATTATTTACGATGCTAGTACCTCTACGGCTACCTCTAGTCTTACAGGTAACACCGATGGTAAGTGGATTCATTCCATGATTACTACTGCGGGTGGCTCGTTTATGCCAGCCGTCAACGGGGCTGATCCGATGGTGGTTTATGACGGTACAAGATGGTCTAGAAGTGCTACAACAAACACCGCACAGACTATTTCGACCATTACTAGGGGTGGAACGGGTAACCTAACAGCTACCCTAACGACTGCAAGTGCTCATAATCTTGTCACAGGTAACACCATAACAGTAGCAGGTGCAACCCCAAGCCAATTTAATGGAACTTACCGCATTACTGTAACGGGTGGATCAACCCTCACTTATACGATGGCTACTGCCCCAAGCGGTGATGCAACTGTTGTAGGCACTTACACGATTAATTACTTTATTACAGGTCTAAATTCCAACACATTTGCCTATGTAAACCTGTTTAAAGAGCGTCTTTATTTTGTAGAAGAAAACTCCCTAAATTTTTGGTATTTACCCGTAGATTCAATTAATGGGGCGGTTACCAAATTCCCCCTTGGTGGCATCTTTAAGAACGGTGGCTACCTGCAAGCAATGGGGACTTGGACTATTGACGCTGGATACGGGGTGGATGATTTAGCGGTATTTGTGACCAGTAACGGAGAAGTGGCTGTTTACAAGGGTTCTGACCCATCCGACCCTAATGATTGGGCATTGGTAGGTATTTGGAACATTGGACAAACTTTTGCCCGTAAATGCGTGTTTAAATATGGCGGTGACATCCTATTATTGACCCAACAAGGCTTAGTACCCCTATCCGCAGGCTTACAATCCACCCGATTAGACCCACGAGTTAACATTACAGACAAGATTTTCTTTGCTATTAGCCAAGCAGCAGACCTATATTCTGCTAATTTTGGCTGGCAGATTAACTACCTCGCCAAATACAATATGTTGCTTGTTAATATCCCCGTAACTGGCGGGTCAGAACAATATGTCATGCACAACATCACAAAGTCATGGGCTAGGTTTACCAATATTTCAGCAAATTGTTGGGAACTTAGTGGTGACGATATGTATTTTGGTGGCAACGGCTTTGTAGCTCGTTTTTATGACTCATTTTCTGACGATACCAACAATATTAGTGGTTTTGTGCAACAAGCCTACTCGTATTTTGAAACTAGGGGGCAACAAAAACGCTTTACTATGGTACGCCCTATCCTACAGACCGATAACGGCTTACCGACCGTTCTATGCGGTATTAGCACCGATTTTGATACAGTACCTTTAACTAGCCAAATATCGTTTAACCCATCTACCCTTGATATTGGGGTTTGGGATGTATCAACATGGGATGACACTAACTGGGGTGGAAACTTAGTCGTTAGTAAGTTTTGGCAAGGCGTAACAGGTTTAGGTTATGCAGGATCAATTAGTATGAATGTTGCATCGCAAGGCATTGACTTTCATTGGGCAAGCACCGATTTTGTAATGGAACGAGGTGGAGTTATTTGAGGACAGTTACGACTGATAATCAACGCTATTTAGGCGAATGGTTAGTCAGAATCCTTAACTTTCCCCTACCTGAAACCACCCAATGTATCGGGCAGATGAAGGATGGTAATTTAGTAGCAGTAGCGGGATACACCAATTTTATGCCAAAGGCGTGTGAAATTCATATTGGTAGTGTTGGTGAGCATTGGGCTAGTAAAGATTTTATATGGGCGGTGTTTGATTACCCCTTTAATAAACTCGGTGTTAGCGTTATACTAGGTCAAATCTGTAAGGACAATGAAGATGCCTTACGATTAAACCGACACCTTGGTTTTAAAGTGGTAGCCGATATACCTGATGCCCACATGAGTGGTGATTTAGTGATTATGGCTATGAGAAAAGAGGAGTGTCGGTTTCTTAACATCCGATGCTCTCTAAACAAGGGAGAATAGTATGGGTGGTGGTGGATTTTTAGGATTAGGGCCTGCTCCGAGTGCGCCTGCACCCCCTGATTACAGGGGTGCTGCACAAGAAACAGCGTCAGGTAATATTGATGCGGCACGGGTTGCTACTGCGGCTAATCGGGTTAATCAAATCACGCCATACGGCAGTCTTAAGTACGATATTACTGGTTCTGATCCTTATGGAAACCCTACTTATACCGCTACACAGTCGTTAAGTCCTGCCCAACAACAGCTTTTAGACTATCAAAACCAAGCTAGTATTGGATTGGGAAAACTTGCAGGTCAAGGTTTAGGGTATGTAGAAAATATGCTACAAACCCCGTTTGATACAAGCAAACTACCGACCACAGGGTTTAATCCTAGCCAAAGCTATCAAGATGCGTATATGCAACGCCTTGCCCCACAGTTACAACAAGGGCGTGAACAGGTACAACAACGATTGGCTAACCAAGGTATTGATATTGGCTCTGAGGCGTATAACCGAGCCATGATGCAACAAGCCCAGCGTGAGAATGACCTTCTCTTAGGGGCAACTACCCAAGGCTTTGGTGTTGGTCAACAAGCCCGTCAGTCTGCCTTACAAGAACAAGCCTACCTGAGAAACGAACCTTTAAACACCCTATCTGCGGTGCGTACAGGCGCACAGGTACAAGGCCCACAATTTGTTAATTCATACAACCAAGCAACAACGCAAGGCCCTGATATATTAGGTGCATCACAGATGGGATACAACGCCCAAATGGGTGACTTTAACGCTAAACAAGCCGCCCAAGCTAACCTTAATCAAGGTTTATTTAGCTTGGCTGGTGCAGGAATGGGCAAATATGGATAAAGCAATAAAACAAGTGTTTTATATAGTTAAAACCCTAAATTACGGACTATTACCATGAACCCATACATTTTGCAGATGCCCCAAACCCAAGAATTAGGTGGGTTAAATCCTGTGTATCAAAACATAGCCGCCCAACAAGCTATGCAACAACAGGCTTTACAACAAGGTATGGGCTTGACTAATCAAGCGGGTATGACCGTTGATGGCAAACAAGCTGGGGCTGGTTACAGCCAACTAGCTATGGCTAATGCCTTACGCAAACAACAAGAACAACAAAACATGAATATGGCTAATGCAGAAATGTCAGCATTTAATCAAAGACCTGCACAAAACTATTATTCTGCTGGCATGAACCCGATGGACATTCCAAGCGATATGGATTATTGATATGGCTCAACAAGTACCCATGATAAATGTAGGCGGTAGTAATCTACCCCCTGAAATAATGCAACAACAGCAGGCGTTAAACCGCCAACAGCAGATGGCTCAGTTGCTTATGCAACAGGGTCAATCTATGCCGTCAGGACAGATGGTAAGTGGGCGTTATGTTGCACCTAGTTTCTTTCAGTACGCAGCACCTTTATTCCAAACCTATGCGGGTAAGAGCCTTGCAAGAGAAAGTGATGCAGAAGCCGTTAAATTAGCTGAAAAATTGCGTGAGCAAGGTAAGTTAGAAACACAAAGATTAATGAATGTTTTTGGTGGCAGACCTGCAATTGCAGGAACTCCTGATATACCTACTGAAACTTATGAAACAGTTAAGGGAACTCCTGCTCAATCAGCAATAGCAGCTAATCCAAAATTAGCATTTGCAGAAGCAATAAATATGCAATCTCCACAAGCTAGAGCGTTGTTGCCATTTTTGGCAGCAGAAGCATTTAAACAGCCAAAATATAAAGAAGTTACTCAATATAACGAACAAACGGGTAACACCGAAAATTATCGTTATGACGAAAATTCGCCTAATCCAAGAAGCACTTTGCAGTTTATTGGTATATCTAAACCAGCACTTTCAATGAGTGACAGAATTACTTTTGGTGATAAAGGCATTCCAATACCAAGTAATCTTGGTGGCGGTAGCCCTGTTGTTAGTAATGTTCCTGATGGTAGTGTTCCTGCTGGTGGTCAAGTAAACCTAGCACAACCTGTTGTTAAACCTGCTACAAATGCTTCATCAAATGATTTAATTAAAACATATGGCTATGATCCATTTAAACTTCCTGCAATGCCACCACAACCAAGCGGTGAAGCGGCAAGAGATTGGAAAAAGAACGCTTACAAGCCATTAGAAGGTACTGCTGGTCAAAAGGTTGACGGTGCAAAGATGTACTACAACTCGCTTGAGAAGTACAACAATTATGTTTCTACTTTGACTGCCGCTGATTTAGCAAACCCAAGTGTAAGATCAAGATTAAATTCTTTATACGCTACAGCTAAATTGACAGGTAAAGAAGCCAATAACTTAGGTGTATTGAACGGTGGTGACGAGCGTATCTTGGAAGAAGTGTTGCCTAACTACAAAGATATTACAGTAACTAAGCGAAACCTTGATCGAATTGTTCAAGATCAAAAAGAATTTGCTAGTGGAATTATTGTTGAAGCGTATGGAACACAACAAAAAGTCGTTCCCGAAAATATGCGTAAATTCGTTGTTGTTCCAAGGACGCAAGATGTAAAAGCAGATACTTCAGCTAAAAATGCACCCGTTCAACGGGCTGTATTAAACAATCAACAGATTGAAACTCGCAACGGTAAATGGGTATATTCGGCAACTGGAAAGGCAGTCGAATAATGGATAATCTGATCCCATTACCTAAAGGTGCTGTAGCAATTGATACTGGCATTCCTTTGCCACAAGGTGCTGTACCAATAAACGAAACAGCTTACGATCGTTTTATTAGCAATATAAAACTTCCTAAAATGGATGGCAATAGGGTTGTTGGCCCAATGCTTGCCGCTGGTACTGGCGAACTAATTAAAGGTGCTGGAGCATTGACTGAGTTAGCTTTTCCTGAAACTGGTCGTAACATAGCCCGTCTTGGCGATAGGATTACTAGCCAAGTTAAAGAACAATACCCAGTATCAGGTACTACTGGTCAAATTGGTTCGTATGTATTGCCATTTGGTGCGGCACAAAAGGCATTAAATACCGTTGCACAAGTCCCACAAGTAGCCAAAACACTTGGCATGATTCCTAGTTTTGCTAGGGCTACAGGACAACAGACGGCTATTGGTGGTGCTACTGGGTACGCATTAACTCCAAATATTGAAAACCGTGAAAATGCGGCATTGTTTGGTGCGGCAACTGGGCCAGTAGGTGAGTTAATAAAACCAGTCGCACAAGGCGTAGGGTATCTTGGAAAACAAATATTAGGTTTATCTACAGGTGCAGGTGGCGATGCTGTTGGCGAAGCATTTAAAGCTGGAGCAACTAAAAACCCACAGTTTTTAGCAAACTTGCGTGGAGATGTACCTGCAAGCGATATATTAGAAGCCGCACAAAGTGGCTTGCAAACTCTTAAAAATCAGCGTAGACAGGCTTACGAGCAGGGCATTCAGACAACCAACAAAAACCAAGTGTTTTTAAACTTTAAGCCAATTGAAACTACATTTCAGGATACGCTTAAAGGTTTGACTGTTAAGGGTGTTGGCGGTGTAACAGCATCAAGGGTAGGCGAAAAGACTTTGCGAGAAATTGACGAGATTAAGTCTGTAGTTGGTGAATGGAAAAGCAAGCCTGAACTGCACACGGCAGAAGGCTTAGATGCGTTAAAACGCAGGATTGATGACCTGTACGACAATAATATGTCTAAAGAAGCCAAGTCGGTTCTTACTCAGACTAGGAATCAAGTTAAAAACACCATTGTTAAACAAGACCCAAATTACGCAAAAACAATGCGTGATTACGAACAATCTTTAGGCCTTGAGCGTGAACTTGAAACAGCGTTAGGTTTGGGCGATAGAACATCAATTGATTCCGCTATTCGCAAGTTACAGTCTTTAACCCGTAATAACGCCAATACTAGCTACCAATATCGCCAACAATTAGCTGATACTTTAAGAAAAGAAGCTGGTGTAGATTTAATGCCAGCATTATCAGGCCAAGCCTTGAGCAGCGTAACCCCAAGAGGTCTACAAAAGTTACTGCCAAGTTTTACGGCAGGAAGTGCTGTAACAGGGGCATTAAATCTTGGTTTGGAAGGTCTATTGCCATTGGCTACACTTCCATTGCAAAGCCCTAGATTGGTAGGCGAAGGCGCATATTTGGCGGGCAAAGCATCAAAACCTGTTCTTGATCTTGCTAACTCAGGAACACCTGAACAGCGAAGAATAGCAAAATTATTAATGATGAAAGCCGCACAAGAGGGAACAACAAATGAGTAGAAACGGATCGGGTACATATTCTCTACCTGCTGGAAACCCAGTAGTAACAGGCACAACCATTGCAAGTACATGGGCTAATAACACACTTAGTGATATAGCTTCTGCTTTGACTGATTCTGTTGCGGCAGATGGTCAAACCGCAATGATAGGTAACTTAAATTTAAACAGTAACAAAATTGTTAACTTAGCTACCCCTACTTTATCAACCGATGCAGTAACTAAAGCATATGCAGACGCTTTAGTAAGTGGTGGTACAGGTTCGTTTACGACCTTAACGGTTACAGGTACGACAACCCTTGCTACATCCTTAACAGGGGTCTTAAAAGGTACTTCAGGCGTTGTTGCTGTAGCCACCGCAGGTACAGAGTATGTAGCCCCCGCAACCGCTACAAACTTTACTGCTCAACAATACTTTGGTAATGTAGCTTTAACCGATGCCGCTACGATTGCATGGGCGGCTAATACTGCCCAAGTCGCTACCTTTACCTTTGTATCAAATAACAGAACAATGGGTGCTCCTACAGGATTAGTAAACGGGGCTTATTATGGTCTAGCCGTTATTCAAAACGCAGGGTCAAATACCCTAACTTGGAACGCAGTATTTAAGTGGGCGGGTGGAACTGCGCCTACCTTATCAACAGGTGCTAGTGCTAAAGACTATTTTGTATTCCGCTCTGATGGTACAAACCTATACGAGCAAGGTAGAAGTTTGGGGGTTGCATGACCCTACCTGTAGTCTTTACTGCTAACGGGCCAAGTGGTTATAACCTAACCAACTCCCTACGCTTTCGTCAAAGTGCGTCTGCTTATTTAAATAGAACTCCAGCTAGTGCTGGTAATCGTCAAACATGGACTTGGAGTGGGTGGGTTAAAAGAGGAACGCTAGGGACATATCAGCAAATATTTGGTGCTTATATTGGAAGTGGTACAACAGATACAAACTATTTTGAAATAACTTTTTCAAGCTCTGACTTAATCTCAATTACTGGGTATTCAACTGTTTATAGAAGAAGTACAGCAGTTTATCGTGACCCATCTGCTTGGTATCATATCATTGTAGCTGTTGATACAACTCAGGCAACAGCAGGTAATCGACTAAAGGTTTATGTTAATGGTTCTGAAGTAACTGCTTTTGGTACATCAAATAACCCAACACAAAATACAGATCTTGGTATAAATGGTGCTTATCCTCATGGTATAGGCGCAATTCCAGCAAACGTATCATACTTTGACGGCTACATGGTTGAGGTCAACTTCATTGATGGTCAAGCCCTAACCCCATCCTCATTCGGTGAAACATCCTCAACTACAGGTGTATGGATTCCTAAGAAATACACAGGAACATACGGCACTAATGGATTCTATTTACCATTTACCGATAACTCTGCTCTGACTACATCATCCAATGTGGGATTAGGAAAAGACTTTTCAGGCAATAGTAATTACTGGACTACAAACAATATCAGTATTACATCAGGCTCTACATACGACAGCATGACCGATGTGCCTACGCTGACAAGTGCTACTACGGCTAATTATGCAGTAATAAATCCGCTTGATTACAACTCTACATACCTGACACTATCAGCCGCAAATCTTCAACAAACTTATGCTGGTGTAGTTGCTGCTGCGGCAAGTCGAGCAACAATGGTTATTCCGACTACAGGTAAGTATTATTGGGAAGTTTACATTAATGCTACTGGTGGTGGTTCAGGAGAACGGATTAGAGTAGGCATTACTAGACCAACAACTGATATTAGCGGTAATTCTATTGATAATAGTGCTACTTCTTATCTGCAAATGAGTAATGGTCAAAAGCGTAATAACTCGACTGATTCTACTTATGGTTCAGGATTTTCTGCTACTCAGATTATTCAAGTTCTTTACGATGCTACGGCTGGTGCAATCTATTTTGGGCAGAATGATTCTTATGCAAACGGCTCAGGAAGTTTTAACCAAACATTTTCTACTGCAACTGCGGCATTTACTGGTCTATCAGGCGAATTTATGCCATGTTTTATTACATACGGTGGTGCGGATATTGCGGTTAACTTCGGTCAACGCCCATTCTCCTACACCCCACCAACAGGCTTTTTACAACTAAACACATTTAACTTACCTACTCCTACGATTGGTGCTACTGCGGCTACATTAGCTAATGATTACTTTAATGCGGTGTTATATACAGGTAACGGAAGCACAAATGCAATTACTGGTGTAGGTTTTCAGCCTGACTTTGTTTGGGGAAAAAGCAGAAGTAATGCGACTAGCAACTTTTTATATGATGCTGTTAGGGGTGTATATAAAAGACTTATTTCAGATTCAACTGCTGCAGAAACAGATGAAACTGGTGGTGGTTTATCTTCATTTAATAGTGATGGATTTACAGTTCAGGCAAATAGCACAGAAAATGGAAATACAAGAACATTTGTAGCATGGAACTGGAAAGCCAACGGCTCAGGCTCAACCAACACAGCAGGTTCTATTACATCTACAGTAAGTGCTAATACAAGTGCTGGATTTAGTATTGTTACTTATACAGGCACAGGTGCTAGCGCAACTGTTGGTCATGGACTAGGTGTTGCACCTAGCATGATTATTATTAAGAACAGAGGAAGCGCACAAAGCTGGCGTACTTACCATACAAGCGTTGGCGTAAATGCTTATCTGTTGCTTGACTCCACAGCAGCATCAGCGTCAGACAGCGGGTGGACAGGAACAAGCTCAACCACATTTACTGTTGGTGGCTCGGGCGCTCAATACAATGCAAGCAGCAATACTTATGTAGCCTACTGCTTTGCACCTATTGCTGGCTACTCTGCATTTGGCTCATACACAGGCAACGGAAGCACAGATGGAACATTTTTGTATCTTGGCTTTAGACCTAAATTTGTAATGATTAAATCAACTGGTTCGCAAGATTGGGTGATGTTAGATTCATCTATTAATCCATACAATGTGGCTGGTAACTATTTAAGACCAAATAGTAGCGGTGCTGAAAATGGTGGTTCAACCCCAACAACTTCTACTAACGAAGATTTTTTAAGTAACGGCATTAAGTTTAGAAATGATGCTTCATCTTCAGGCTATACAAATGGTAGCGGTGTAACTTACATCTACATGGCATTTGCCGAAAACCCATTCAAATACGCTAACGCACGATAGGAAATATTATGTTCTATTCAACCACCACAAACACCTATATTCAAGAAGGCACAGCCTTTGAGATTAACGGGATTCAGTACCCACAGAATTGGTTAAACCTATCTACCCCACAAGAAAAGACTGAGATTGGCTTAGAGGAAGTCATTGCAACTAATAGCCCCGCCAATCAACAATACTACTGGGTTAGCCAAGAATTAAATGGTGCAACATTAACTTACATAAACAATCCCAAAGACTTAGATACTTGCAAAACCAATGCGGTTAGTCAGCTAAGAACCACCGCATATACCATGCTCTTGCCAACTGATTGGATGGTCGTAAAGTCAGTAGAAACATCTACCCCAATCCCAACCGATTGGAACACATGGAGAGCATCAATACGGACTACTTGTGAGAACGCTATTACTGCGGTTAATGCTTGCACAAATGTTGATGAATTGGCTACCGTAATGGGTTCTGTGGTGTGGGATAAATCGCCACAAGCTGAACAGATTGTTTAATCATGGATAACGGCATTGATTTGATCCGCTACGGTGCGCTGTGGCAGAAGGTCGAAAACTATGAACAAAAGTTCCAAGAAATGTCAAACAAGATTGACAAGATGGAAGCTAGTGTTGAAGAACTGGTTGCAATGGCTAATCGTTCTAGGGGCGGTCTTTGGGTCGGAATGGGGATTGTATCTGCTTTTAGTTCACTCGTAGGGTTTATTGCACATTGGTTTAGTAAGGGTTAATCAATGTGTCAGATGATCTTGGGTTGTCAGCAGGTGCAAAGGGCATCAGCGAAGGTATAAAAACAGGCAGGGAAGCTGGTCGTGAGATCGGCAAGAACATTGAAGAAGTACAGAAAGAAGCAGTTAATGTAGCAAAAGAACGGGCAAATGCAAGAATCCGTGAGCGCAGGGAAGCAGAGTTTAAGAAGGAACGGGCGATATTTAAAGCCCTTGAGGAGTACCGACACCGTAAACAAATATCGGATGAGGAGTACAAACTAAGGGTGGAGTTTATAAAGAAGTTCGGTACTAAAGAGTGGGATAAGGTCATTCAGATAAAGACCGAGATTGAGAAGATAGAAAAGGCAGATAAAGACTACTTTGATGCCGAGTTATCAAAAGTTAGATGGGTGCAATTTTGGTGCTTTTTGGTGGCAGGTTGGATTGCTTATTTTATTGTATGGGGGAGTAAAAAATGATTCCGCTAATGGCACTAGTCGATGTTGGGATGAAAGTCCTAGACAAGTTTATTCCCGATCCTGAAGCCAAAGCCAAGGCCCAAGCTGAACTATTAAAAATGCAACAAGAAGGTCGGTTAGCTGAGTTAAACGCTGACATGAACGAACAAAACAATATATCTGACCGCTGGAAAGCTGATTTAAGTAGTGATTCTTGGCTATCCAAAAACATACGCCCTATGTCTTTAGTGGCTATTTTTGCTGGTTACTTTCTTTTTGCCATGATGTCGGCTTTTGGCTACGATGCTAAAGAATCGTATGTAAACCTGCTGGGTCAATGGGGTATGCTAATAATGAGTGCGTATTTTGGTGGCCGTAC